CCTGTCTGAGCATCTATATCTTCTGTAGCTACCGCAAGTCTCATAGTTGCAGCATAATCACCCTCAACATCGATGATTTTAGCATCAAGTCTTACAGTATCTACCCAAGTATCTGATGCTGGGGTTAGATTAACAGTCCCCTGCCAGAAATTCATAATGAAAGGAGTTACACTTTCTGTTCTGGTTCCATAAACCTGTTTAACCCATTCTGTCTCAGCATAATCTAAAGTTAGAATATCATTTTCTTGTTTTCTTATATTAGTTCCAACAGTTGTATTTGCTATAGCTCCTATAGCACTAGTAATGGAAGAAGTAATAGTCCCACCAATCTGAAGATCAATGGCATTAGTATAATGCTTTGGTCTACAAGCAGCATTTCTTCTATCAATACTATTATTAATTTTATTACTAGTATCTTGAGATCCAAAAGTACTAAAATTATCAACAAAGAAACCAGACTTATATCTGTTTATACCATCACTATCAGGAACAAATATATTAGCAGTATTAAGTTCTAATAAAGATAGAGCAGTATAATACTCCAAATTTCTAAGTCTATCTTCAAGTTTTTTAATATCTTTCATTTGGAAGCGTTTATGCTCTAAGAACTTAATACGCGCATCATCAGGATTATACAAATATGGTGGAAGAGTGATTGTAGCTACTTCTATAGAATCATCAACTGGATTTGGATGCTGTGGATTATCTGAAGGAACACCATATACTAACTGGAACCTTCCATTTTTTGTTAAGAAGATTCTATCAATTCTTCCTTGATAATATGAGAAATCAGCAATAATATTTTCATTTGATGCTAAAATATTAGTAGCAGAATTTCCACTTGCGTTAAATTTTCTTCCTAAAAATTCAAGAGGAGATCTTACATTTTCAGCAACTGCAAATTCAGAAACTCTTGGTCTAATATCAATAATATCACTATTTCTTATTCCACCAATCTCCTGAATTTCAGTTCCATAATTATAAGTTTCATATGAATTTACTGTAGTAACATCACCTTCATCAGTTGAATCATAATAACCATTTTCAAAATAAACCTTTAATCTCTTAACAGGAGGTTGTGCATCAGGTTTTCTTTTAATTGTTCCATAATTATAGAAAGATTCTTTTTGTCCAGAAGTAAAAGTATAACTAGGACTTATATCAAAACTTCCAGCACCTAAAGTACTAATTATTGCACTTACTCCAGATTCTTGGAATACTACAGTTTCTCCTTCTTTAAAGAATAAATCATTTTCTTCAATATATGCAATTTGAGCATCAGTTAATTTTTCAGCACAAACTGCTACTGCTCCACTTGTCTGACCTATCAAAAGTTCTCCAGTTATCAGTTCAGCAGTCGTATTGGTATCACTTATAATCGAAGTTAGAATTATTGTAGGTGCTAATGGATTTGATGTATTTGCAGATTCATAAATTGCATGAATTTTAATAATATCAGGATTATTCAATGATACAACTTTATCCTGAACTCTTGTTCCATAAGGATAATTTCCACTACCATAATATAATCCATCATTTGCATTGGTAGTACCAATACCAGAATTTGAGTTTCTTGATTTGTCAACTATAATAGAGTTAACTCTATTTTTTATTTTTTTCTTTGCTTTTGGCTTTATTTTCTTTAATGTTGCGACTAATGTTGCTCCAGTGTCATCAGTTCCTAAATTACGAATAGATATTTCTGTTGCAGTAGCATTAAAGGAGAATTTATTAGCAGTTAATTCTTCTGTAGTTCCATCAGACCTTATTAAGGAATATCTCTCTTCATCATAAGTTAAAAATGTCTCATTAGTTCCAGCTACTGGTTTAGTTCCAGATGCTATTTCATTTGATGTTATATTAACATTATAAACCTTTCTAATAGTAATAGTTGACTCTTCTAAATCTACATTAGAAATATTTGGTTTTGGAAGTGTTGTAAATAATGAGTTATCTGAAGATTTACTCAAAGGAGAAGACAATACTTTAAAATCTGTAGGTAAAATTGCTGCCGAACCAAACGCAGGAAGAGCACCTTGTGAAATTCCAGTTACTGTAGTAATTCCTGCAATAGTAATATAAGAAGATGCTATATCTTCTCCAGATCCAACATAAGTAACTCTAGCTCTAACAGGTTCTTCATAAGTACTATCAGTATACTGAACCAAATCTCCTACTTTTATACTACTCTCGCCCGATAAACTTACATTTAATCCTGTAGAAGAATCATATAAATTAGAACCTCTTACAGTACTTATACCTGCAGAAGTAGTAGTAGTTATACCTGTTATTGATACTATTCCAACATTAAATTTGGTTGTTTGAATTACATCTGCGCTAAAGGTATTAAGCCCCACAACACCATCATCTGTAGCAAAAATCGATTTTACATTAGAAAGAGATTCATTATTAACTGCTAATACAATTCTTCCATTTTGAATTCCATTAAAAGTTAATTCTTCATTCTTAATAAATTCTCCAGTCGTTTCATATACAGTTACAGCTGTTCCAGCAGAGACTGCATGTCTAATGAAACCTGTTGCACCGCTATTTTTTCCTTCAATAAAAGTAGGAACAGAAAGTGTATGTGCTTGATTTAAAGTAAGTGTAGTATATTTTTGAACATCATATAAAGAAATTCCCCACTCATTTACGTTATCATTTGTAGCACTATAAGATCCAGATTTTAATCTGTAATCATATACTCTAGCAAGTCCAATTTCCTTTCCAGGAGCTAGTTCTGAAGAATCTCCAACTCTTTCATCTCTTAAACTTACATAATAAGTATTACCAATTCCTATTGTAGGAGTTCTATAATTTCTATTTAAATCTAAAGTTAATCCAGTATTGTATATAAATGATTGATCTTTTATAAGTTTAGTTGATCTAGGTTTATCAGCATCAATCCAAGTAGTAGTGATAGTTTCAACTTCATATCCCTTAACATATGCTTTTCCAGGAGAAATTTTATATAATGCTAAATCATCAGAAGGAATAGATCCGCCATATGTAAATTGATCAGCTTGAAAAACTCCTTGGTTTCCTATATTATTATTTAAAGAATCTTTTACAAATACATTAAAAGGTTTTACATAATAATTACCACTCTCATCATAAGTTCTTCTTGCAAGAGTATCTACAACATCATAATCAAAAGATCCTTCTCCAAAACCTTTTCTATTAACTGCCCTTAAAGCACCATCAACAACAGTTGCTAATTCAATAAAATTATTATCATCTATATCAGTAAGACTCTTCTTAAATAAGGATACTGAAACTTTTAACCTATCTGCCCCAGGTGCAGCATAGTTATTAAATCCTTGTGAATTATCAGTTAAAGTTTCATCTTGGTCTGCATTAATTATTTGTTCGTCTACATAAAAACCAATTCTATAAGTAGGTAGCCACCCATATTGATCAAGAATAAGAACTTCTTTATTTACTAAAACAAATCTTCCCCTAATAAAATAAACACCATCTTCAATTTGAAACGAAGATCCAACAACTGCAGCATCTGTAGCAATAGTTGTAGCAAAAGGTGCTCCTACTTTAATTGTAGTATTACTCAATAATCCAGAAATAATATCTGAATTGGATGTCAATTCTTCTGCATCTGAAAACGTCTCTGTAATATTATCAGAAGTACTAGAAGATATATAATTGCAATAAAGAGTTAAAGTATCTCTTTCGGAATCTTCAGGAAGTAAAACTTCACCAACAACCGCTGCTACTCCAGATGTTAAACCAGTAATTTTTGCCCCAATTAACTGGTCTGCATAAGCAGAAACTGGTACTCCTTTAAAATCATTATTTAATTGAATACCAGTATATCTTTGAGTATATCCTATGTTACCAGGAATTACCTTAGCACCTTCCTTGAAAAAATGCTGCCCAAACTTTTCAATCTCATTTTGTAATATTGATTGTAAATTATTTAATTCTCTAGCTTGTATTGGATATCCTGGTTTAAATAAAACCTGATGATAATCACTGTCGGCATCAAAGTCGTCAAAATATGGAGCTACATTTAGATTAGTTTGCTGGGGCATGATTTTTTAGAACTGCAAAACGACTTTAATATCTTCTTTTTGATTCGATGATCTGACAATAGATGGTCTATTATCAACATAAACTATATTTCCAGAATGTCTTTTAACCTCTGGATTAGCAATACCTTGAGTAAAATCTTGACCCAAGTAATATGTCCTACTATTTATTACAGTAGAGAGACCTGTAAATGACGTATTTATTGCCAAATTTGATCCAGTTGATGGAACAATAGTAATACTACCAGTTCCTAAAGGATAAGCAGTAAATTCTTGTATTTCAAACCCATATGTAGGATTTGTTATTGCAGTTCCAACTGTATTAAATCCAGCCATTGACCTATCTTGCCAATACTTTAATACACCTGTAGATTGATCATAATTAATAACCCTACCAACAGATGTTGCTCCAGTTGCAACAGTTTGTGTAAAAGTCGAATCTGCTGCAAAAGTAGCTGAACTATATCCAGCTCCAGTCAATCTAAGTGCTCCAACAGCACTAGCTTTATCTTTAGATAAAATTTCAGTAGAACCATATGATTTTGGATTTTCTACAACACCAACTCTTGCAAATTGATTTCCTGTTATAAAATCAGGATTTTCATTATCATTCTCAATTCTAGAATATAAAAGAACATTATATGCTCCAAGTTCCCTATAAATGTCTGCACCATGTCCACCTTCAGGAGAAATAATGACATTAAAAGTAGGCCTTGTAGTTCCTGTTGGAATTCCTCCAGCAACCAAATCAATACTACCATAAGTATAGTTAGATCCTTGATTAGAAATAGTTATTGAATCAACTTTAGAATCATTATTAACTACAATGGTTGCTTCTGCTCCACTACCATCACCTTTGATAGGCACTTGAGTATAAGTTCTATTGGCAGTACCAATACCAACACCACGATTAGTAATAATTATTGTTTTAATAGATCCATCTATAGCATTTAACCTTACTGCAGAATCATCAGTATTAGTTTTCCAATCTAGAGGAACTGGCATAAAATCAATAGAATCAAATTTTGTAACCTCTGAAGGTTTAATAGTATAGAGATATTTCCAGATATAACCATCACCACTACTACCAGCAGATCTTGGTTCTAAATCTGTAAAAGTTGGTTCATCTAAAGAAGGTCTTCCATTAGGATTTTCTGGATCAGTGCCATTCTGCAAACATTCATAAACTCTATAATCACTATTAAGAATATAATATGAAGCATTATACAAATTAGTTGCTCCCGTGACTGGAGCTACATTGGAAATAGTATAATTATTCTTATAATAATCATACGTAATTCCAGAAGACCATATTCTTTTGGTAACTACTTGTCTAGCATCTGAAGAATTAATTTTCTTCATAGCAATCATAGTATCCCAATATTCATTTTCATCATTAAATGAATCTTTAGGGGAAGGAGGACTGGTATCCCAATTTGATTGAAAATCTGTAGGATTTGGCAATCCAATAAAGGTATAATAGGAATTACTAGAAGATTGTACTCCCGCAAGAAAATTCTTTGCGTTTAATATCCTAATTTGATCAGTTATAATGGCAGCCATTTTTTGGAACTTTTTATTTATTTATTTAACTATTTAATCAAACACTATAATTTTTAGATTTTAAAGAAACAAATCGCTGTACCATCATAGAAGTTGAAATTCCAGAAGTTATTGTTCCAATTCCACCTGTGGTATATGCAGTATAAGAGGTTTCAACAGTTCTATAAGGTAAAGCAATCTTACCCCAACTAAATTCTCCCATATAATCGGAAGTAGTTATTCCAGTACCATAAGACATCATATTTTGTGTATTTACAAATACTCTCTTAACATATGTTGTAACTCCAGATACATTTTGCTGAAGATTCTCAACTGCTTGTACACTGTAAATATTATCTACAAATGATTTTCCTATTCCAACAGTGGTACTTCCAGCAGAATCGAGAGATGTTATAGATGTAGATGCAGCACCAGCATTTGATTCAAATACCATAAAGTAATCATTAACACTTAAAGAGCTAAGAGTAACAGCAGTTCCAGTAAGAGTGGAATTTCTTAAATCAGATTCTAAAGGAATAAAAAGATCAAAGATTAATTGTGGTTGACTACTATCAGTAGTAGTACCAACTCCTACAATAACACCAGAATCTCCAATATAAGAAGATACGTTATTTACTTCTGTGCTTGTAGATGGTGGACTAATAAGAACTGATGGAACACTAGTATTGGTATATCCAACACCAGGACTTGTAATTGCAACTCCTGTAATAGTTCCAAGACCACTAATAGTTACTGAACCAAATGCTTGGGTAGTTGTTCCAATTCCTACTGTAGATGCGATACTTACTGTTGCAGCAGTATATCCAACTCCACCATCAGAAATAACAATAGAAGAAATAGTACCCAATCCCGAAACTACAGCAGTTGCAGCAGCACCTGATTTATTTTCCTGTGTAATAAATACAACTTTATTTTGGAAACTCAAATCTGTATCATTTTCATTTTGAGCATCAAAGAATGGTCTTATATTATCAACATAAATCATTGTTGAACCAATTCCAACTGATTTAATAATATATGCTAATGGGTTAATATTAGGTTCATATAATTCCCTATCTTTGCCGACAATTTGTTCATTAATAATCTTATCTTCAGTTTGTCTGCACCAATCAACAGGTCTTATTAATTGAGAATTTAAAGTATTTCCTGGTCCATAATAAGGCATTGTATTTACATACTCTATGGAAGGAACCTGTGTAACTGTTCTTTCATTCTCTTGTTGATATTCTTTTTGTCCTATAGAAGGATCATATCCAATTTCTAAAGTATCTCCAACTTTAACAGTTTCAAGAATTTCTCTTAAAATAACATCATTATTACCTCCCTTATAGAATGAAATTTTAACAGTATCTCCCTTTTTGAGAGGTTCTGTAAATGTAATATTACTTCCTCCAGGGAACTTATATCCACTACCAGGTTTTTGAAGTATATCATTTACAAAAACAACTAATACATCTTCAACCTCAATTTTTGATCCCTTACGAGAAAGAATGGAAACTAAATCTCCTGCTACAGATAATGGGAAAGCAACTCTAGTTCCATCAATATATTTTTCAATATTATCTAAAGTTTGTAAAACTCCAATTGACCATCCAGTAAATTCATCTGAGAATATTTCATCAACTGTTAGATTAAACTCTTTGTATGCAGAAGTAGTTGGAATTCCAGTTGTTCCTCCAACTGAAACAGTTAAAACTTCACCGGCACCATATCCATATCCAGTATTTTTAAGTTCAAAATCAATTACACTCGATCCTTGCCCTACTTGGATATCTATAATTGCAGATGATCCAGCACCAACTGAAGAAGAACTATAAATTAATGGAATATTGGAATAGGATAAAGGATCATCAAATAATACTGTTAATGGTTTATTAACTTTTCCACCTCTAGCATACAAATGTGGACGTGTAGAAACTCCAGTATTAACTAAGAAATTATTATCATCAAGTACAACACTAACCGTTGCTTGCCCTGCCGCAGGATCAGATACTCTAGGTGCTACAATAACACCTTGAACAGTTCCTCCAGAAACGTAGAATGTAGGAACAGTAGAAACACCAACATTTGTAACAAATTCAGTAGAACTACCAATACTAATAATTCTAGATCCAGTATAATAAGGATCAGTAGTTCTAGGGTAAGTATGAGTAGTAGAAGGATCAAGATGACAAGTCATTGCAATGCCAGTAAAGATTACATCCTGATTAGCACTATATCCATGAGCACCTGAAGTAGTTACTGTTACAATACCACTTGCAGCACTATAAGCAAATCCTGCAATAGATTTAGAACCCGAATATGTGCAAGTAAGAGCAATTCCACTCAATACAACTTCATTACCAACTGACAATCCATGTACAGTTGATGTAGTAACTGTAGTCATACCAGTTATTGAATTGTATCCAACATTTGTTATAGTTTTTGGCGCATAGAATACTTGAGAATTTGTTACTGCAACACCAGTTAAGGATCCTGTTGCTCCAATAGTAGCAGTACCAATAGCAACTATATTTGTACTATCAAGACTTTCCTGCTGAATTGAAACACTAACAGTTTGACCAATTCCTGACCTATATCCAGATCCACTATATCCGATAGAAATTGATGTTATAGTTCCTGCTGTTGAAACTATAGCAGTTCCTCCTGCTGAAACTAAAGGTTGATAACCAAATCCTTCAGAAGAACCAACAGAAACAATAACTCCACCAACAGGATAATTTGATCTATTAACATCATCTTTTAATGGAATATCCTGTCCCG